ACGTCCCCCTCGCTCCACTCCACGCCCTCGGCCACGATCCCGGTCCCGGAGGTCCCGGTCTCGTCCTCTATTCTGACCAGGTAGAAGACTCGCGCGCTCACAGGAACTCACCCCCGACGGTGTCGGCGAAGATTGAGACGTACCGGTCCCGGCTCCGGAGGTCGAAGAGGCGCCGCCGGTTCTCCTCGGCCAACTCGTACCCGGGTCCAGATTTAAAGGCGTGAAACTGTGGGACTATCGGAAGGGTGTAGAGGTACTCTTCCGGGAAGACGTGAACCCCGTCCCCGCGCCGGAGGTCCGCCAGACGCATCCCCGGGGTCCGCGGGTTGTTCTGCCGGAGGAGGACGCCCAGGAGCGGGTTCCCGTACTCGTCCAGGGCGATGCTCTCGTAGGTGTCCCCCCGCTTGGCCCGTCGGATCCGCGTGAACTTCTCCGGAACGGACGGATCGGTGACCGTCCACTCCGGCGCCTCGTATCGAAGGAGGGTGATCTGGAGCGAAGCCCCGCGAAGCGTCCCGTCGTCCCGCACCTCGTCGTAGGTTACGCCGCCGATGCTCCGAACCAGGCAGTCCATCTGGAGGGTCCCCAGGACGCCCCAGGAGAAGCTGCAGATGGGCGGTCGCTTCAGGTCGCTGTTTCGACGGACCAGTGTCTCGATCCTGAACAGCCGCTCCTCCACCGTCATGTCCGTGGAGTCGGTGGCCCAGAGTCGAGCGCGGAATGAGACCTCCTCCACCTCCCCGGAGATCCACTGAAGGATGGGGTAGTCTCGATTGACGGACTCGCCCGCGTCAATCCGCGCGTTGACCGTCTTGGTCACGTCCTGCGGAATGAACTGCCCGACGATGTCGTCCCCCCGGTCGAGGTCGGTCAGGACCCAGAGCTTGTTTGTGGGCCCGGAGGCCCCTATCCCGGCGCTCATTTAGTACCCCTCCCCCGGGACCAGTCGACCGCTGAGAAGGGCCGCCCGCGCCCCGGGCTTTATGCGGCCGCCGCGCTCGAGCTGATCGAGCTTGACCTCCGCCACGGCCATGGCCAATTGACGCCCGTCTACGGTCAGCGGGACCTCGATCCGGAGGGACCCGCCCCCGGAGGCCTGTGCCGGCGTCGAGTGTCCCGGGTCCCCGCCCGGAAATGCGCCCGCGCCCACCCGCCCCGCCATTCCCCCGCTCATCTGCGAGGTGATGGCGTTGGCCAGAGACGCCCGGTTCAGGACCACGTCCCCCGCGGAGACGCCCATGAACCCGGAGGAGGTAACCAGCGCGTCCTTCGCCTCCACCGGCGTGGCCGGTTTGGCCCCGGCGGTGGTCGGGATCTGACCCAGGACCCCGGAGAGGCGGTTCAGGGCGTCCGCCACCTGTTGTTGATTCAGACCCTGCTTCATCAGCATGTCCGTCACGCGCCCGGTGGCGTACTCCCGAGTCAGTGCGGTCTTCCCGCCCTCCGGGCCCGCAAGCTCCGTCACGCCCCGCTTGGCCATCCCCGCCAACTGCTCCGCTGACGTTCGGACCGTGGCCTCCTTCATGGCCGCCTCGTCCACCGGCGCGGTGTGAAAGCCCTGACCCCCGAAGGTCTGAGAGATGGCCTTCCAGGCGTCCCCGCTGGTGATGGCCTGGATGAGCTGAAGCACGTTCTGGAGGTACTCGGCCAGTTTGGCCACCGCCTTGATGATTTCGCTCAGGACGCCCCCGATCATCCGCCCAAACGCCTTCCACCCCTCCGAACTCCCCTGAACCCCAAACATACTAGCCAGGAGGTTCCCAAATTCACCCGCCAGGGACTTTAGGCTGTCCCAGAGGACCCCTAGCGCCCCCGTCTCCCCCAGGCTCTGCTTCACGCCCTCCCAGATGCTCTTGAAGTCCACGAATTGAGCCACCAGGAGCGCCACAATCCCAATGGGTCCCAGGATGCTCCAGCGGAGACCCACAAACATCCTCCCCAGGCTCCCAATGACCGGGATGAGACCATAGATCACGCGACCGGCACCAATGGCCATGTTCGCGAAGCCCCCGAAGAGCTTGAGGACCCCAAAGCCAACGATGCTCAGGGGACCAATGGCCACGGTGAGGAGGGTGAACTTGGTGATCAGACCCGAGATCCCCCGGGCCCCCTCGACCCCCGTCAGACCCAGCGCCCTCCCAACGGTCCCCAGAGCGGAGATCACGGAGGATATGGCCTGCTTTGCGGCGGTGAACCCGTCCTTGATCCCGTTCGCGATGTCTAGGTACACGGCCGGCATCTTCTTTAAGAGCGCCACAGAGGTGGGGTCCACAATCTTCTCCCCGCGGACGACGCGGAGCGCCAGGGAGAGGTTAGAGAGGGCGTCCGTGACTGTGATCACCCCCTTCCCCGTGAAGTTGCTAATCAGACCAAACAGCTCGATGTTCACGGACTCCAGCGCGCTCCGGAGGAGGACGAACTGCCCGCCGAGTGTCTGGATCTGAATGTCCCGCATCTTCTCCGCGGTCTGCCCGGACTCCTTCCGCAACTCCGCCTGTTTCGCCCGAAACGCCTCCAGCCGCTCCGTGGTGAAAGTAAAGGCGGACCCCAGGGACTGCGCGCGGACGCCAAAGATCTTGGAGGCCATCTCCGCGCGCTTGACCGCATTCGGTTGTTTCGCAACGATACCGGCAAAGTCCATCATGACGTCCGCTAGGGGACGCGTCCTCCCCTCGGTGTCCATAAGGACCTTGTTCAACCCATCCCGCCCACCAAATACCGATAGAGTCTCCTTCGTGGGCTTGGTCAACCTCACAATGGCCTGCCGGAGCGCCGTGCCCGCCAGCGTATTCTTTACACCCAGGTCGGACATTACGCCCAGCGCCAGCGCCGTCTCCTTGACGTTCCAGCCGAGGATCTTGGCCGCCGGCGCCGCAAACTTCATACCCTCCTGAAGTCCCACCATATTCGTGTTGGTCCGGGCGGAGACGAGGGCGAGCGTACCGGCCACCTCTGACGCCTCCGCAGCGGAGAGCCCGAAGGCCCGGACGTTCGAGGCGACGAGGTCCGCCGCAGTTGCCAGGTCGATTCCCTCCGCGGCCGCCGCGTTGAGCGTCCCTGGGACTGCCGCCATGATCTCTTTGACGTCGAAACCGGCGCGGGCCAGATTGGTCATGGCGTCCGCTGCCTCAGACGCGGAGAACTTGGTGGTTGCGCCCAGCGTCTTGGCCAGTTGCTTCAGACTCTCGGTGGAGGTACCGGAACTGTCCAGGGTAACCGCCTTGAGGTTGGCCATGGACTGCTCGAACTTCATCCCATCTCGGACCATGAGCCCAAAGGCCATCCCCACCGGGGCAGAGGCCATGGCCACGCTTCCGAGACCCCTACCGAATTGTTGCGCACCGTCCTGAACGCCGCGGAGGGAGGATCGGAGGGCGGTGACGGTCTTCCCAACCCGCCCCATGGCGGCCGTGGCGCCCTTGTCAATGAACTCGAGGACCGCGGCGATCCCGAACTGCCTCATCTGGGCCTCCCGCTAGCGGGGTTCACCCGCCGGCTGCACTCTGCGTGAAAACTGCTCCAGACGCCGCCTGATCCGCCGAAGTACCCACGCCCGCTTCTCCGGCGTCATTGCCTTCACGTCCCTCACCCCGTACGCCCCCTCGCTTCCAATGACAATCGCAAATTCCTCCTCCCACAACATCTCCCGAGGCGTCAGCGGGAGGAAAGTGCGAAAAAATTCTCGTAACTCCAGCGGATGGTCTGCTTAAACGTCCGCCGGCAGTGCGGACATGTGTCCCGGATGTCCATGGCCGGCCCGCCGTTGCACTGGTCGATCTCGGTGACCAAGACGTTGATCTCCCGCGGGAGCATGCTCCGGAGGTGCTCCGCGGTCAGGTACACCGGACCCTCCGGCGCGCCCTTGATCCCAATGATCCCATGCTGAAGGGTCAGGAGCTTCAGCTTCGCCTGATTCGTGAAGGAGCTGGGCTCACCCGTCTCCGCAAAGGCCCACCGGACCGGGCCCACCGTGATCTCCGTCAGCCGCTTCCCCGCGTACTCAACCCCGCGCTCCAGCTTCACGGTCTTATTGGGGACGCCGTTCGGGAAGACCTTGACTCCTATGGTCCGGAGGTCCGCGGTGAACCCCTCGATGTCCCGGCCGCACGCGTCGCATGGGAAAGCGTTGAGCTTGAGCTCATTCCCAATGGCCGCCAAGCGGATCCAGACGTAGACGTACAGGGCGTCGGAGAAGTACATCGAGCGGACCAGAAGCCGCCGCTCACTCCGCTTCATCTTGGTCACGTCGATGCTCCCAACGCGGGCAAGTCCATGACCTATCAGCTCCGAGATGTAGACGTTTAGGGGCATCTTGTCCTCGGTGGACGCCAGTTCTCCCAGCCGCTCCTCCACCTCGTACGTCCACTCCACCAGGTCGAAGTCCAGGTGTTTCCCCCCGGTCTGGTCCACAAACCCGATAGGGAAGCGCTTCCCCACCTCCCCCAGCGTGGGGAGAGCGTCCTCAGTGGCTTTGTCCACGCCCCCGTCAAGTGCCGCCAGGTCCTTTGGGACGGCGGGGAGTCGCACGTCGGACTGCCTCGGCGTCTCCCTGTCCTTATTTTGTTGCATAATGGGATTCATTCAGACCTCCAAGTGGACCCCGGTGGGGTCGTTGTAAGGTTCCGCGGTCTTCGACCGCCCCAGTTGCCGCCCAAGGGCGGTCTGTTGGCGGTTCGTCATGACTCTTTCATCCCGTTAAACTGGGATGATGCGATCGCACTTGAACGTCCACTCCGTGACGTTCAGCTCGCCCTCGTTCTTCATCTCCAGGTTGGCGGTCTTCCGCTTGGAGGGGAAGATCCCAATCATGTTGTAGGACCTGGTCTGGATCCGGGAGATAGAGGAGACGAGGAGGGTGGCCGCCCTCTTATACAGCGGGTTCACCGGGTCCTGGGACATGAGAAACCAGCTCTCCAGGAATGCGTCCTCGATGAGATGATGTTTCGGGTGCTGAGCGGTGAACTCGGTGGCCTTAGTGTTCCCCCCGGACGCAACCGTCCGGTCTGGGAGTTCCGTGGTCTCCAGCTCCTCCTCTAGTCCGTCCACGGTTATGAAGGTCAGGGGTGGGGCCCCCAGGACGATCATCTCGTAACTGTTAACCGGGATGTGATCCGGCAGAATGATACCCTTCATCGTTCTCTCCTCTCCTCCCGGTGGTTTGAGGTCCGGGGAGGTGACTCCCTTAGCCCTTGGTCGTCTTTAAGGTCGCGGCGTTCAGCGCATTGAGATCCGTCCGGACCTCATTGGCAACCGCCCTCGCCTCCGCCAGGTCCGCCTTGAGCTCGTTAGCCAGGGTCCGAACGGTCCCGGCAACCGTCTTCATCTCGTTCAGAAGGGTCCGAACGGTCCCGGCAACCGTCTTCATCTCGTTTACCAGGGTGACCGAGGCGTTATACTTGGCCTTCAGATCGTTGGCAAGGTCGCCCGCCCCAACGTCTCCCACGGCGTCCGCCACGGCGGTGACAACCGCGTCCGCGGTGGCAATCGCCGCAATGTCCGCGGTCGCAATCGCCGAAACGTCCGCGGCCGTGGTAACAGAGACTGCCGAGGCAGAGATTGCCGGCGCCTTCACGGCCGCCAGGTCGTCCGCCACGTCCCTCATGTCCTCGGAGAGTCCCTCCTCATCGGTGAGACCGCCGCCGCCCGCGTACTTGTCTTTTTTGATCTCGCTCATCTAAGCCTCCATTGACACCCACTGGGGCGTCAAGAATGAGATTGAACCGTCCCTCCGGACTATTCCTCCGCCAGGAAGCGATAGGTGTCCCCGGAGTTGTTCACGGCCGCGTCGGTCCCGAGGGAGAAGCCCTCGTCCTGAATGGTGACGCCCTGTGTACTCACGAGGCTCAGGGCCCCGTCCGCCGCGGTCTTGACGAAGGAGGCCGCGGCCATTCCTTCGACGTGCTCCGCCTTATTGATGGCGGTGGTCAACCGGTAGATGGTCACGCGCTTTGGCTTGAATCCCACCTTGTCACCAGTCATGCTCAGGGCGGCCCCGGTTCCGGTGTAAACGCCCGCGATTGCTCTTGCGATTCCGCTTCCCATGTTTTGTCCTCCGTGAAAAAGTTTAAAAAAATAGCAGGTCTACGCGGAGGACTACTCCACCGCGTCAAAAATCCCAGATTTTCCAATAATAACCCGGAAGCGCTCGACCGTCTCCGCGAGCTTCAGGGTCAGCTCCGCGTTCAGGTCCCCGGCCGACAGGGTCAGGTCCGTGTTGTTCTCCTCGTCCACCTTCAACTGCATGGCCTCCGCGAAGGTCTTCCCCCTCAGTGCCCCCTTCGTCCACTCCGGGAGGAAGAAGGCGCGGAAGCTGGTGGACACCCGCTGCCACGCGGTGGGGTTGTTGATGGCAAAGACGATCCAGTCGAAGTTCTCCCGGATCAGGTTCTCGTAGTGGGACATCTGACACCGCTGATGGTACCACTTCCACTCTGAGGTTGGGGAGAG